CGCAAACATAGATGCGTTTTTGACATCCTGATCTCCCGCATCTAAATCGCCTGTCATCGGCACGGAACCGTCTGCCATGAAATCACCAGCACCAGATGGCGTTCCGAATTCGAGTGCCGTCTCCCCTGTATTTACTTTGGGATATTTACCTGCCTGCCCCGTATATGCCGCGGGTGTATCCGTCAATCCGAGGAATGTTGAGCCACCATCAGCAGGTATATCGAGTATGAACCCAGGTGTAGCATGAACATATTTTAGATATTTACCGTTATCCTCTGCTGTCGGTGCGGTAAATGCCATCCCGCGTATCTTGTCCTTTATATACGCCACCATTGCATTCCATTCTGTATGATCAATTTTCTGATTTTCTTCGCAGTTCGGAGGATCCGGGCATTCCGAATGCACATCATACCAAACCATGTTTTCTTTTTTCTCCTTTTTTCTTTTTAAATAGAACGTTTACAACTTTCTTAAAATATTATCGGGTCGCCACGAAACAAAGAAAATCTATGTTTGCCCATGCAGCAACCGAACCGTCTTTCGTTACCTTAAACTGTATTGAGTCCGCTATATCAAGGTTCGTTATGCGGAACGGGAGTTTGTATAAGGCATAAGAAGTCGTAAGTATCTTCTGCTCGCCTGCCAGTATGCCGTTCCGGTATGTATATATGTTACCGTTTGCGCCAGTGCCGATAAAATTATGATTTCCCCACGATACGCCAGCATAAATCCCATTGTCATCTAAATCTTTACTCAGAGACCAAACTCCATTTAATACATATAATTTGCCATTATTGCCTGTACCTGCATATAACTTACCTCCCAAATCTAAAAAACTTCGTATTTCTGTTTCACCCGTTGCATAATCGGTACTCCAACTATCGCCATCTGACGTTTTATAAACATTCCCGCCATCACCACCTGCATAGAGGGTATCTTCAAAGGATTTTAACGTATAAATATTAGTATCCGCGGTATCGGATACCTCGTAAAAATGAATAGCCCCTTTAAAGAACCAATCAACAATAGTGTCTCTACAAAACCACATATAGGAACCATCAAACGCCAATCCTGTTATATTCACTTCCGAATAGGAATAATCCACTGTTATATCCGTATTGTGTTTGTATATTTTATCTGTATTCTTATCACAACTCCATATTCTATATCCGTCCCATGCTAAACCAGTTGGAGCAGACCCGATGGCATCATAAGTGGCAAGCAAATTTATAATATCCGTATCGTGTTTATATATCTTATATGTGCTTCGATCGCAACTCCAAATATTTGTGCCGTCCCATGCTAAGCCCGATGGTTGTGTATCAGGCGAATTATATGTATTAAGAACTGCTAAATTGGGATCGCCAACATCATGTTTATATATTTTATCATTTATTGGATCGCAACTCCAAATATTTGTGCCGTCCCATGCTAAGCCCGATGGTTTATATCCCGCTACGACTCCGGAAGGCGTATATTCGGTGTGTACAGTCATATCTCCGTTATGTTTGTATATCTTCCCTGTTGACTTATCGCAACTCCAAATATTTGTGCCGTCCCATGCTAAGCCCGATGGTTGACTTCCAGGAGTGGAATAATGAGCGCTGTACGGGAAATCAGAAGGATCATAATAATCTAATCTATATATTTTTCCATTTGCACCAGTACCTGCATAGAGTGTATTGTTATGCTTTTCCAAACTAAAAACTGATGATTCGTTTAAATTATATTTTTCCATCCAACATCCTATTTTCAATCCAAATATTTTCCCGTTTGCACCAGTACCTGCATAGAGTGTATCATGAAATCCCTTAAGATAAAACACATCCGTCTCACCCGTATTTTTATCAAGTATCCATGCTGCCTCGTCATACTTAAATATCTTACCATTGTTGCCCGTACCCGCATATAAACAGTCCTCATATTCCTCTAAGCAATGCACTTCCGCTTCACCGGTATTAAATGCAAGAGAGAAGTTCTCGCCGTCTTCTGTTACGTATATTTTGCCGTCTGAAGTGCCCGCATATAATTTCTCTTTAAACGCTTTTAGGCATGTGATATTTACCGCTCCGGGCGTATAAATGGAAGCCCATTCGTCTGTGTCATCAAGATTCAGCACTTCTATCTTTACCGTATCTGCTTGTTCTGCTTTTGCGCGTATTATGTATTCATAGTTGCCAACTGGCAGTTTGAGATTGCTTTGTGTCAGATTAAAACTAACATATTCATTTAAAGCATCTAATTGTACCGCTCGGTTCTGCATAGCTCCATTATCTCCTTTCTTCGCACCGTCCGTGCTGCATCTGCTATCTACCGCCAGCCGCATCTGCCCTAACGGATGTTTTTCTGCACTCCCATCCATATTAAAAGTATCAATATCCCTGAACGAAGCGTCATCCACGTCACCGATATTTTTGAGATTGAAAAACGTAGCGTAATCACGCGGGATACTTATCAGTAGAAGTTTGTTGTTACTCCTAAGAAAATAGTCCAGTTTCCGTTCTCTTATATGCTTCGATTCTACGAGACTATAATCGAAAAAACCGAAAAAGGATAGTTCCTTAGTGCCTATTTCTTCCTTTATTGTGCTTGGATAATCCGATTGCGGCGTATAATAGTTCCGTATCGTTCGCGTTCTTGATCTGGGATTCTCTTTAATCAGATTGAATATCAACTCTTCATCAAAGTCTGAAAGGAACATATCGCCTACTTCTGCTGCTTCTCCCACTCCTCCGCTGCCTGCCCCGAAATATAATGGAAATGAATATGGGAAACCTCCGTAATTTGTCATTTTTTCTTTTTCACACCACCGGGATATCTATATAAATGTCATCCTTATCTATCTCGCAGCTTAAATAATATTTGCCTGTGCCCGCGCTTACCTTACCATAAAGAGCTATTTCAAGTAGTATTCGTTCGTTGTATTTCAGTTCGCTTATTACGTTACCTTCAGCATCTTTCTTTTCTGAAGATATATCAAAGAAGAATGGTATGGATTTTGTTACTGATGCCGTTGCATTTAAATCCGTTGCGATACCGTACTTTTCTATCGCTCGTTTGTTTCCATCATTATCTATCGCTTTCAGTGTTGCCATAATCTTTTCCAGATATGCAGTACCCGAAGCGCATTCAAATTTGACCTTTACAAACCCCCTTAACACGCCATCTATTATTGTTGTGTGCTTAATCGGCAAGGGGTAAATAAATTCACAACTGCCTATTTTTACTGTTGTCGTGCTGCTTACTGCTACGTTTATTTCTATGTCTTGTGTGTAAGGAGTGAAATTAGCATCAAGTGTGTAATCATAAAGGAAGTGATTCCAGTTCAGACCTCCGAAGATATACGTTACGAACTTGTCGCTGAACAGTGCTTTGCATTTAATCCTCATTCGTTGCATTCTCAAACAACCTCCTTCAATTGATATAAGACAAATTGTTCAGCATCTTTACGCAGTAAATCGGTATCCCAAATGAATATGGGTGTCCATTTATATTTCTGATAAAAATTCTTTCGGTAGTCAAGCGTTCTTGCCAACTTAATGTTTTGATTTAATAAAGGACTATGCCAGTATGCACCCATTACCTCTACGCAGATTTTCTTGCCATTGGCTTCTATGAAATCTGGATTTAATTGTTTTTTCCCTTTCTTTCCTATCCATAATTGCCCATCGCCGACATAATGAAAATCCAGATGGTTGCGTTTGCATATCTCTTCAAAGATTAGTTCTGGTTTTGTATGATGTTGCGGAAATTTACGCTTTTTTAATTTCTCTCGAATTTTATTTTTTGCTTCTTTTGTGTGATGTTTGCCCCAAAAAGGGTTGTTCCTACCAAAGATATTGGCACGATTCTTCCGCATTTTTTCTTTTGCTTCTTCACTGTGGTGTTTTCCATAAAGAGGATGCCTTTCTCCTTTTATTGCACAAGAATGACAAAAAGAGCGGTATTTGGATTGTTGTATTTCTCGAACTTTACCACAATCATCACAGATAGCAACTATCCTTTTACCTGATTTCGGTTTTAAATCTATACTTCTATATCCAAACCTCCTAAAGGTTTCTTCTTCGTCTATCATTTTATTTAATATATTTTTTAGATTATATAACGTTATCGTAATGAATATTTTCCATGTATCCCTCTATTCACCGCTTCTGCGATATTTCTTTCTAAGTTTTCTATGTCGCTGTAATTATAAATTGTAAATTCCTGATGAACGGTTGGAATTCCCGATGTCGCAGGAGACGGAGATGCCGATGCCGGAACTACGACTTCATCTTTATGTAGCATGTATAATCCAGTTTTCGCTATAACCCCTCCATACTGTTTGCTCCCTTCTACACCTGCCGTTGAAACGGTTCTGATGTATTTTGTTATTTCAACACTCGCCTTTGCCGGATTAGCTTCTATATACTCCTTTGCCCTTTTCCATTGTGCTATTTGCTCATCTGCTTCCAGTTCTGCTATTCTATCCATGACTAGTTTATGTGCGTTTCGTGCGGTTTCCTCTACTAATAATGCCGCATTATATTCGGTTTGTTTAGATTCCAGTAGCTTTCCCAGTTCGGTTAAGCTATCTACATTGTATTCTTTTTCTATCTCGCCCTTTGTTTCAGTTGCTTCGCCCAGCTCTCCCTCCATCTTCTTTTGTCGTTTCTGCGCATCGTCAAGCCTGTCTTTTGCATCTCGCAAGTCTAAATCGGCTTCCGCAGCTTCGCGTGAATCCGCACCGTATTCCTCAACTGCCTCACTATACGCTTCTTCAGCATCCGCCAATCTGAACTGCGCATGTTCTATCGTTCTGCCCTGGTCTTCAATGTCTTCATTCAAATCAGTGATGCTTTTCATTGCACGTTCAAGGTCTTCATAAGCACCGGTGAGTGTGTCCACTTCGGATTTCAAGTCGCCTGTTGCCTTTATCGCATCGTTAAGGTCTTTCTCTGCGTTTTCCGCATCCTTTAAAGCGAGTTCATAATCTTTAATTGGTTCGCTCAGATTCGCCATATCTGCGACTGTTTCGTCTATTAGTTTCTGCTTTTTCCCAACTTCATCAAACTGTGCTAATAAATCAGAAAACTCCGGAATTACCGTGGCTGTTGCTATCTGCTCTAAGCTACTGACGGCTTCATCTGCAAACTCGGCAACTTCATCGCCACCTTTTTCGATTGATTCGTTTAGCTTATCCTGTGCATCGGTTAATTCGTCCTGCGTATCTTTAAATCGCAGACTCGCCCGCCCTGCCTCATCGGAATCTTCACCGTATTCTATTATCGCTTCATTCCATTCTTCCTGTGCATCTTTTACATCATATTGCGCCTTTTCTACTGACCGAGCTTGTTCTTCGACATCTTTCATTGCATCGGTCATCACTTCGCCTGCTTCGACTGTCGCTTCTGCGCTCTCTTTCGCCTCGTCTCTGTTCTTTTTCCACCATCCTATAAGTCTTTTTATACCGAGAATCACTACGCCGATTGGACCGAGAAGGAGAAGGAGTTTATCACCGAATATTGCCACTGCCCTCTGAACGATATTTATCGCTGGAGCAAGTTTGGGTTTAAGCCATCCGACAAGTTTCTTGATACCTTTTGACATGAAGTCCACTGCTTTTGTTACGACACCGAATTTCTTTTCTAAGACGTATAAAGCACCGACCACAACCATTATAACTGCTGGTATCCAGAAGATTGGATTTGCCAGCATCGCGATTGTCGTATGCCATATACTTGCCGTTAATGTCATCCCCGCTGCTGCTGCTGTAAGCTGTGCTGCCGTATACACCGGGTATACCGCACTTATTCCCATCAGTAAGGGACCAATACCTATAAACGCCTTTGAGAATTGCAGACCCCCTCCTATGACCGTCTGAAGCGGTCCCGGGATATCTTCAAGAACACCTGCGAAACCTGCCAGTGCTTCTGCGGTTACTATCGTTGCGGGTGCCATCGCCTCGCCCATCGTTATCTTTGCGGCTTCCATTTTGTTATTCGCTATATCGAGTTTGCTCTGTGTAGTTCCGAGTATCGCGTTTAAGGCTTCTTGAACTGACGTGCCGGAACTTACCGCATCCGTATATCCTTTTAAATTGTCTTTCTGGCGTATCAGTGACATTGCCGCTCTGACTCCTTCTGCACCGAATAGTTTCTGCAACATCGCCATCTGTTCCACGTCTCCACCCGCTTCGTCAAGTTTTGTCGAGAGCCCTTCTAATAAAGACGTCATACCGACAAAATCGCCGTTTGCGTCTGTTACTTTTACACCCATGTCTTCCATCTGTGCTAACACCGTAGGATCCACCAGTCGAAGAAGCGTGGTTTTCAGTGCCGTGCCTCCCTCTTCTGCACTCACAAAATCTTTCTTCAGTAACCCGGACATCGCGGCAAGCTCACCGAACGATATGCCAAGATTTGCAGCAACACCTATGTTCTTTGATAGCTGAACCTGAAGTTCTGGCAAGGTGGTTTTGAACGCTTGCACCGTACCCATAAGCACGTTCGTTATATCCGCCGCGCTGCCAGCCGCTTCGCCGTAAACGTCTAATACCATTGTCGTTGCGTTTACTGCATCGGCCATCTCAAGATTACCTGCGACTGCCATCTCTGCGATTGCTGGTAACTCTTCTATCACACGTGCCGCATCAAAGCCCGCAGAACGCATCATGTAGAAACCACCGGCGACATTTTGAGCGGAAAGTGGCAGTTCCTTTGAAATGCCTATCGCGCTGTTGCGCATGATTTCCATCTGCTCTTCTGTAACACCGCCGAGGGATTTGACCTCTGCCATTGCAGAATCAAACGTAAGATAGCTTTTGTTGATATTGTCTGCCATTACCTTCGCGCCGACACCTACCGCGGTCATCCCGGCACCTATCATTAACCCTTTCTTTTCGATGCCTTTGGCTATCGCTCCGGTCTCTTTCTCTACTCTCTTTCCATCCGCCTTAACAGTAGACTTAAGCCCTATTGATATGAGTAGTTTCCCGACTCCACCACCGACAGCCATATTATCTTTTACCTCGGAACCTTATTTGGCGTTCCATGTATGCCGACTTTAAAAATTCCCATTCGTCTGGTGTGCATTCTGCGAACTCATGTGGGAGCTTACCTGTTTGTACGACCAAATCATATAATGCCTGCCCTGCATTACTTTTTGCGAAAGGATTGTGCTTCTTGCACCTTCTCTGTCATTTCAGAAGTTAATGCGTCCATGAGTCGTATCATGTCCATAGGGTCGTAAGCTCCGGTTTTCCAGAACTCATAATCCAAGCTGTCATCCACACAAAGCGCATCAAACATCCTGAAAAAAGTATTACTTGCCTTTTCTATTCGTTCTGGGGCGCCGCTTTTTAGCTCTCCTTGTAGTCTCACTATTTCATCGTATTCGCTTCTGAGTGGTGTGTGCATCTTCACTACAAATTCACCATGTCTATCTTTAAATGGAACATCACAGATCCGTTCCAGCGCACTCAACGTGAGCCGTTCCGCTATGGTAAGCTCGCTTTTTTGCTTCCGTGCGAGTTTTCTTAGACGTGCTTCCCGCCTCTTTTCTAAGTTAATATCCTCTTTTGTGGTCATGTTTCAACAGTTCCAGAAGCTTGACCGAGCAGAATAATATCAGCACATCGCCCTTTACGGTTTCTTTGATTGGTTCTTTTGTGTCTGGAATAGTCTCTAATTCATCTCCTTGTGCGGATTTGCGCTTTTGCTTTAATCTCTCGACATACCCCTCTTTTGCGTTCGCATAAATAAATGTGGGCTGACGTTCGCCATCCAGAAAGACAATGGTTTTTATCCCTATGTCCGAATCGTTTGGCTGCGTTTTGTCCAGTTCTATGCAACCTTCTGTCTCATCGAATAGCTTTGAGCCTATTATCGCGCCCCGTAAAGCTTCTTTAGATATCATTTTCCTGTTTATGCTATTTTATTTCCACGGACATCATGTAGTCCACTAAGAAGCTGAACGATTTCGCATAGTAATCCTCCGTCGGAAAGTCCTGGTCTAACTTTGTTGCCTGGCATCCAATCAAGAAATACTTTTTCTTTAGCACTGCGTTCTGCAATTGCTTACCAACTAACACGGCAATCTTCTTGACGCCAGTGAAGTTGTCCGTCCATTTCTTATCTCCTAATGCTGGTGTATCTGCTGCTTGGTCGCCGAATATTGCTGATATGAAATCATCATTGTAATCCAGTTCCTCCAGATCCGCGGTTCTTGATGTCGCACCTACTTTCTTTAGCTTTGTTACCTGCCCGTGCACTGCCTCTTCTTTCGTATCTACTGACATTGATGTCTTTACGTCTTTGCATGCGCCTACCTGTACCAGTGCAGAAGTTTCTATATCTACGTAATATGCGTACATCTTGTCCGTGCCTACTGCTGAAGTCTGTACCTTCTCAGTGCCATTTGCTTCTGTCGCTGGGTCCGTTCCGTTCGCCGCTAATTCCAGCATCTGGTCTGATTTCGTGCCGTCTTCCTTCAATACGAATACGCTGCCGAACTCTGCCGTCTTGCTGAGTTCTATTACACCTGCAATTTCCGTGAGTTCTTCGTTCGTTATCTGCACGCCACCATGATACCATTTAACTTCATCCCCCGTGGGAATGTCCGTTCCTACTATATCTGACATTTTTTCTTTTTATTTGCCTCCTCTCTTTAATTCTAATTTCGGAAAGGAAGACATATAAAAAGAACGTTTACAAAATTTCTCTCATTTGCATTTCGTTCATAAAAACCCAATAACTTACCAGATCATTGTCACGCCACTTTTTTATCTCGTTCTCATACGTTTCAAAGGACGCATTGATTTTTTGGAGAAGAGACAAAAATAAAATAAAATAAAATTAACGGAATTAGAGCAAATAATAGTGATATTATCACGCATTCGATAAACGATTCTTTATATTTCTTTTTCTTTTTCTTCGTCTTCTTAGTATTTCCTATTTACCCCATGTTACACCCACCACCAAATCCGCAGAACCATAAACTTCATCAAAAGGTTCTTCTGGATTGAGAAAGTCAGGACCGTCATATGACTTTCCGAAACCAAAAATAAAATATTTGGTCTTCTTCTCTAAGGATTCCGCTATTATTACTTCGATTTTCTTATTTGTTTTAAGCATCTCTACAAAACGTTCATTCAGTAGTGACATTTGATTGAAATTAATAATCATTCTTGCCGAAAAATATTTATTATCCCGGGAATACGTTTTAAAATCAAACCCCGCATTCCGCCCTATGCTTTCTTCTTTTTCTAATAATTTTACATACTGCAGTTGTATCTTATCCCCTGTTACCATCGTATCATAACTAACATAGTCCGTTCCGTTTTCATTAGTGGCATCTTCCCTTTTTTGTGTCCCATATTCTGATATTGTCAGATATTCTATATCCGCTAATCCTAAGACGCTTCCGTATTCCGCTTTTTCGTTTAAAGAAAAGCACCCTCTCCCTACTTCGGCTTTGGTTACAATATGTTCTTCTATTCTTTTTTCTCCGAGATATAATAAAAACATTTACCAGACCTCCTTATTTTGTCCTTATCCCAATATGGCGATTTGCAGTTCGGACATGTCAATGGTCTTTCCGCTTTGCGCGGCGCCCATTTATGTCCGCATCGCTTACATTCTAATGTAAACTACCAACGGCTAAAGCCGTTTGCTTTCCATCGGAGAAGTGATATGTCGCACAGCGAAAACACAAAACTCGTCATCTGGACGCCAAAGCTGGTCTACAACAACTCCAGCACTGGAAAACTGGGTAAAAAGGGTGGTGAGACCTTGAGAATATTCCCGCTCCAGTGCCGATTTGATAGCAATAGCAAGTGATGCTTTTCTATCGCTATTCACCACCTTACCACAATTCTTACACACATACAGGGCGTAATTCACCGAACTATGCCCTGGATTCACCGAACCACAATATGGACACCATTTGGAAGTGTGGTAAGCGTCTTTCTGGTCAAGAGGTATTTCAAACTCGTTACAATTAGACATAAGGAATTCACGCAACTGAGCATACGGGATATGGTTGATCTTCTGGTTCGTCTTCCTGTTGAACTTATGTCGTCGTCCTTGGATACTAAGTTTCTCAATAGCAATAGAAGCATTAAAAGAGCGAGCAAGGTTAATAATGTCTTTTGCAACCTGTCCGCTTCTGGTCTTAACGAAGTTCGCCTGTTTGCGTTTAAGCTTTCTAAGATACTTCTTAGCGTTTTCCGAACCACTATCAGCATGGCTTTGAAGTACCTGTTTTCTCTTAAGATAGTCCCTCTGTCTAATAGCTACGTCCCTACCAAGATAAAGTTGTTTGACAGTCTTCCCAGTTTCGGTATCAAAAACCGTTACCGCAGCGAGCGTAGCGGAACCGACATCAACACCAACAACATATCTCCGATTATTAGTAGGTTCGAGATATGCCTTTTCAATAGAGACCGCAATCTTATTGTCAAGAAGCGATATGGCTTTAATCATCCATCCATCTTTGATAAATGTGTTGAACCGTGTAAACCCGTTATCTGCCTTAATGGGAATAACAAACGTCTTGCGTGGAGAGTAAGTAACCTTAAAACATGGTGTCCCCCTTTTAGTCGTAAAGAACTTGAACCATCTTGTATTCAACCGAATATCGCATCGCTTAAAGCCGTTCTTAACAGTCTTCCTTTTTGCCCAGACATCTTTACGGGCTTCTTGCACAATATCAGAAGACAGGAAGGAGGTGGAGCGGATGTTTGAATATGTAAGATGATGCAGCTCGTTAGACGATTTAGCATTCGGAAGTTGCTCAAAAGTGAGATTGAGTACGTGCAGAAATTCGGAGAAGAAGCTATCAAGTATGCCTTTCTTCTTCGCCGTAAGCGGTAAGCAATTAAGCAAGATGGTTTTTCTCAAGGTTTTCTCACCAATACTATATATGTATTCAGAGTATATAAAGGTTCCTGTTAATTGGGCTTTGCTCCAAAAGTAGCTTTTGCTCCTAAAGTATGATGTTTGCTCCTAAAGTCATGGAAAAAACTGGCTTTTGGAGCAAAGCCTGTTAATTGTAAAAAACGTCCACCGAGAAAGCAAGCAAATATCAAATATTATTTTTCTTTGATACGTAGTTGTGGGATTTCTCCGGATTTAGTAATAAACGCATGAAAAGAAGGAAAGTTCTCGTTTATCATCTCCATGGAAAACTCTAAATGATATGTCAGACGATCTATTTCGATTTCCTTGTCCGAGCGCTTCTTTATTGGTATCATTTAGGTTGTCATCACCGTAAACGCTATCTTAATTTCAAATCCGAAATACTCATCAATGTTAATGTTTTCAGACATACTGACTTTGCTTGTGCGGACGGAATCAGCTAACAAAGGATTAGCCATAAAGGCATCATACGCATTGTCCTGGAGCTTATCAAGTGTCTCAATCATCTCAAGATACCGGGATTGGATTTCGTATGCCTGCCCTAAGAAGTCAACGAATATTTCGCCATCCCATATTGTTCCTTTTGAATTCCTTTCTCGATAAACTGTATGTACTTTTCTAATAAGACAAAATGGAGTCGCTCTTATGCCATGTTCAACTATGAATCTTCGATATTCTTTTATGACATCCTTAGTGTCGTTGTCAGCTTTTAGGATAGTTTCTATTCCATCAAGTATTGCTGTGAATTTCAAATTACATACTCCTCTTCAGTATATGCGAATGGTATCTTTATTCCTGTTAGTGCTGCCTTCTTTTCTTTTGCGGGTATAATCCCGTTATTATGGCACCATGCGATTAATGTCGCTTCTGCAGCATCACAATCTATTTTCGTTTCTTCAGATATTTTATCACTCCGTTCTTGTCTTTTTAATTCCATTAAACAGGCGGTCCTTTGAGAAGCAGCAAGAATAATGCCCTCATTCTTGATTTCCGCGAGTTCCGCAATTGTGAAGTCCACTTCCTTGCCTATATATGTGTTTACCCATTTTTTTGCGTTCTTTGCCTGTATTACGATATTTGCAGAAAAAAAATCCGCATTATACAATTCTCTAACCAGATATGACTTTGTTACCGTTTCATCTGTATATGTCCCATTTATTATCGCCATTATAATGCCTCCAAAACAATAAATCGGTCATGCTCAATAGCTATCTGTGTCTTCTCTGCATTTACTTCTGTGGTCCATTCGCCTATTTCTGCATCGCTCGGAATACCATAATCGTAATGATAATAACTATTTGTATCTTTCATCATTACCGTGGCAGTAACTTTCTTAGTGCCCGCACTGTCTTCTATCGTTATCTTAATTGTGTTTGGATCTGCATCTGCACCATCGGCGTCCGTGACATGTGCTTTCTGTCGAAACGTTTCGCCTTGATAGTATTTTTCTATATCTTCCATTACGCCACCTCCTGCGATAGCGTCACGTTAATCGGATTGCCGTGTGATAGCGTCACGTTAATCGGATTGCCGTGTGATAGCGTTATGAGTAAAAACTCCGCCGGTACTTCTACGTATTCTTGCCAGTAGTCATCATTCCAATAGTTCTCTGACCAATATGTTGTTGGCCAGTATCCTGCAGTTAGTAGTGTCATTTTTATGCTCCATCCAATGTTATAGCTGTCCTGTTTCCGTTTGCATCTACGGTCGCGCTTATTCTGTTTTTACTATCGGCATTATCTCGGAAGGTTATGGTTGCCGTACCGCCGCCTGCGGACTTGCCGCTGAGCGTTGCTAATACTATTCTCTGTATCTGTCTGAATGTTAATGTACCTTCTACTACTTCATCTAATATTGAATCTATACCTGCCGCCGATAGTGCATACCCGGTTTTACTTCCGCTTGCGATTACCACGCCATCTGTTCCGGTATCTGCGAGGATAGCATCTATGTCTGTTGGCAAGTTTGGCGCCGCTAATTCTACAAGTCGCGCTTCTGTGCAAACACTCGCTAAGGCTGCGTTATCCGTGCCACGCATCGCCGTTGTTGGAATAGCATCTAAGAGAAGATCTAATCTACCACCATTGAGCCAGTCGTCATATAATGTCTTGAGATATGTGCCTGCATAGCCCGCTCCAGCATATGCGCTTATGTCTTTATCCCATATTGCCGTGATTGCTGCTGCGGATAGTGCGAACCCTGCTTTGTCTGTGAGTGCTCTTGTTTCAACACCCCATATATCTGCGGCTGTATGTGTCGAGAATCCGGTTGCTTTATAATCGCCTATAGTCTCAGAAGGGATGCCTTTTTGATTCTTTGCACCAAATGATCCCGCGCCTACATGATCAGCAATTAATTCGTTCCAGACCGCATCGGAAATAACCGCGGCTGTTGGATCGTTCAAATTAGTATTCGCTGTGAGTATTCTTGCTGTCGTTCCCCATACCTTATCTGCGGCTGCCTGAGTAAATTCAGAAGCCCCAATGGCATCTGCGGCTATCTTCGCGGCGGTAATTGCATCGTCCTTGAGATTGCCTGGGCGTTCATCTACGAGTTCGACAGCAAGCGATTCCTCAAATACATCTGTGAATCCGATATGAATAATAACTTCATCTACGCCAGAAGCGAATGCGGCGTCTGGTATGTCCAGCCGGTAAAGCCCTTTTGCATTTGTGCCGTCGACCTCTATAAAGCCACCGTCAGAATGGTCGGAATCTGCAGCGACTAAAGTCACGAGTGCTATTGCGGTACGAGTACCACGAGTGCGGATGTAAGATGCGATTGCGCCTGCGGAATTATAAGCTAAGCCAGTCTTTGATGTGCCGTCTGCTGAAGCTCTTAAGTGGAAGTATACTGTCTGATCTGTGCTTCCTATTTTCACTTGCATTTTAACGTGCTATGCCTCCCTTTTTATCCTGCGAAATGCCGCCCTCTGTATCCGAGAAATGCGGATATGGGATATATTCTGCAACGGCTTCTTCCTGATTGAACAGAAGTGTTAGTGTCATTCTCTTTCTTCACATACCTATATATGTAAGAGGCTCAGTTGAGGCGTATTTGCGGATGAGAATCCAATCAACCCACATGGTTGCAGGATTAGTATTATAATCAGCTCTTATCCAAATAGGATAGTCATTTGTTGGATAGTAGCTTGAGTGATTTACTTGGTTAGCATCGTTGACTGTCCATCGAGCTAAACCAGGTCGTTTGAGTTCTTGAATTTTCCATGTGTCTGCTGCCCAGCCAACTATATTTGAGAAACCATCACCATTATAATTACTATAATATTTACCACTGTATTGAGAGTGTCTGTGATTATATTCTGCTGTTATATAGTAAGTATTATCACTTGCACCAAAAGTTTGTTCACCTCGATTTGTTGCTCCGGAATATTGAGTTTTTAAACGCGCTCGGAGACTTGAACTATTATTTTTTGACCAGTCTGTAAGCGAAGTTAAGCGATTTTGGGTGTTTGTACTGGATGTAGTTAGAGTAACAATACTTCCAGAAACACTAATTCCGTTTCCAGTAACTGACCATTTTGATGTGTCTATGCTGCTTCCTGGAAAATCATCAAAGAACAAAAACGTATTCGTTCCATTGCTCGCAGAACTCGCATCACCGTCGAGCATTCTTAAAGCGCAGATTGCAGAAGAAGGTATCTTTGGCACTTCAATCCATTCCTTATCAGGAAAGGATTCATTCCAGTGATCTATGATTTGTAAATTCTCATCAACGAACCGCAAGCCATCCTGCACCTCGAAAAACAGTTGCTTCTCATCTATTTCAAGGCTGACCTGATAATCCTCAAGTTCGTTGCTATTGCTGCGGTTATCAACAATAACCTCTCGGCTAAGCATATCATCCAGGATAGGATCGGCGAAATGATCTTGGATAGCGAAGCTCATTTTTCCTATGTTTAATCTTCCTCCACTGATATTTCAACAAATGTTTTCGATGTGCTAGCATCATAGGAAAGGCGATGTGTGCAGATATAAGTGGCATTGGTTATCTTGCCATTGGTGGTAATCTCTAAGACCAGCTTCTCACCAGTCAAAAGTGTCTGTCCTGACAAATCAACGATACCGATAACGCTCTTCTCTACATAAGTCGTGGTTGCATTTGAAATGTTCACCGTGACCGTTTTCGTGCCCAATGTAGTGTAAGTATCATTTCCCGTAAGCTTCCGAACTGAAAACACGACCTTTTGAAGATATGCCGTTGCTGCCGCATTATTTGTCTTAACTGCGAGAGTGACTCTAAATCTGACAGTGCCATTCAGTTGTAAAGTTTCAAGCAGCTTCTCATCAAGGAAAAATCGCATCCCGCTGATGACAACCGTATTATCGGTTGTGGCTTGCGTGGTCTTCTCAATAGAATTAACAACGCCCTCCAAATCAGAAGGCATAGGTCTGCGCGTTAGCACCTGTTTCTGTGTAGTTGATGAGGCTTCTGATTCGTCCGATTTCGCTTGATAAGGCAAGGTAATTGTATCGTCGCCAATATGCTGTGCGTAGAGCGTGAGCCACTGCTGTATCGCGCCTCGGAACTTCACTAAACCCTGCATATTCACCGCGACACTATTCACAGTACGTTCTATCGTGCGTACAAATTCACCTGATGCCTGATCCAAAACTCTGATTTCCGTATCGGTCATCTTTTATGTCCCTTTAGAAGTCCAAAGATGTGCTAATATCCATCCGAACCCTTGAATTATTATAGTCCCGCAAAGCGTAAGAAAAATGATGAAAGCGCCTATTTTGCCTTTCAGCAGTGATTGCTCTTTTTCTATCTTATTAATCCTTTTTTCCTGTTCTCCCAAGTTTTTATTCCCGCTCTCTAATTGCTCTCGTACAAGAGTAAGGATGGCAGATGATTCTAATGTCTTTTTATACATATCTTCAAGTTGTTCTTCGGATAAGGGCATTTTAGTTTTTATCTATATTCTCTTTCTCCGTTTCTGTCAATATGATTTTCTTCGGATACTCTTCTCGGAATTCGTTTATCACGTCGAATAGGCGTGCCCGATAATAGATGTCTTCCTTTGCCAGTCCTAACACTATGTCAAGAATTTGCAGCATGAAGTCGTGCTTGTAGGGATATGCATGTTTGAATTTTTCGCTGATATACGTTCGCATGAACTCGTCTATCTCATTTAACCTGCTGTCGTCATAAATGAAGATGTCTTTGTCATATTTGTCGCACATCGCATTATGCGCAAAGTGAATGGCTGCTAAAATCGCTTTCTTCGTTATGCTCTGGAAGAATCTGCCTTTGGGATGCTCGGAGGGATTATATGTGAATCCCACTCGTGACCTGTTGTCGCCTTCCGGATATTGTGGATTGCGTTCTTTGTTTATAGCATAAAAGGCAAGTTTATTGCCGTTTTCCGCGACTATCTTTTGAAAGTTCTCAAAGGAAAGCTCGCCAGCATTATACTTTGCTATTGCGCTTCCCAATGTTACTTTCGCTTCGGGCACTTTCCTTCCTTTATGTAATCACTCCCGTTATCTGGTATGCTGACATATTCTTGTTTCCCGACGTTAGGAATATCGGCGCTTTTGCCTGTCTGAAGACATCCATCTGATACACTTTTGCACCAATGCTACCATCATCCCAGTTGCGTACTCTTACCGGTCCATTACCTAATGCAGCGCATACACCCGTTGAACTGCCGACCATGATTGATGCCGCTGTCAGTTGCGAGTTTATGAATATGTCTAAGTCCACGCCCGGAACTTTTGCCACTGCACCTTTCATCGCTGCGGGATTTCCCTGTCCCACGTCTTTAACGAAGTTATTTGCGAGGTATTTGGCATGTACCGCCGGCGTCATAATCACAAAGTCCGCTTTATAAGGCAAGATATTGTCTACTGCCAATCCTATATCTGCAAGTGGATTGTTTGTTATTGTGTCCCATTTCCCTGCCGTTGTGTGCGTTTGCGGTGTCGTCTCCAGCGCTTTGATTATCTTCTTATCTAAAACGTTCCCAAGCTGTGCGCCCGCTGCGGTTTTCTGTATCGTTAATGGGTCGCCTGCTTTGCTTTTGTATCCTGATTCATCAGATACTACAAGCTTTACACGATCCTTTTTCAGTGAGAAATCAACGTTTGTGAACTCTCCACTTTCAATATCGCTATACTCTAATTCATCAAGGTCTTCTATTACTGCCCCTCCGGATGCTATTGTGATTGTACCTGTTAGCTCGGGCGCCTGGCACTGTGTCGTTATTGAAATGAGATTGCTTAATTCCACTCCTTTCTCCAGCACGCCCATTACGATATTCTTCGCGTCTAATGAGCCACTTATATCCAGAGCCGTTATTAATCCTGGCATTTTGTATTCTTTTCACCTCCTTTTATCTTACTAACCCTACCCATACTGTGCCAATTCCATCTGCAGCCATTGCTTCCATTGCCGTTGCGAAAGCCTGCCCTGCCGTTATGTTCGCACTGACATCGCCTGCCGTCCCCGCACCTACGGTATCGCCTATTATCAATGCTGTGGTATCGTCGTTTGTCACTTCTACGGCACCCCAAATGACCGCTCTTATCTCGTCATCTAAAATACCGCTTTCCAATGCTACTGCTTTATTACCCGTAGCGGCAAGTGTTCCAGGATCCCACTTGCTATCTGATTCTTTATGTATTACCTGCCCCTTTGTTACCGTATCGCCGAGTGTCACTACAACTACTATTGCTCTTTCGTCTTTTATGTCTCCTACTGCCATTTTATTCCTTACCTCCTAAGAACTCTATACTGGGTATGTGTAATTTAGCCAGTCGTTCTACTATCTCGTTTTCTTCGTTTGTCGATCCACCACTCGTCGAACTTATACCCGCTGCCGCGTTTGCCGCCATCGGTATTTCCATTGAGTTTACCAGGTTCTGCATGTCTTCCACCGTCTTCACCTCATCGTATTTCTTCAGTACCTCGCTGTCGTCTTTCAATCCGAACTTCTGCATGAACGTTGCTCGTGCCTGCGCTCGCTTAAACGCTGCCTCTTCTGCTTCCTTTACTGTCTTCTCGTTCTCTGTTCCCAGTTCCTGTATCTTCGTTTCGTTTGCCTTCTCTAAATTCGTGATTTCTACCGCATGTGCATTATCAAGTTTTTCAGTGATTTCTGCAACTGCGGAAGCAATCATCTCCTTTGTCTGCTCACCCGTATAGGTGACAGGCTCTTCTGTTTCTCCCATACTCTTTATACCACCTCCATGGTATTCCGGCGGCTCCTTATCGAATAGTTTGTATGCCGCCACCAATTTGTTATAGACCATCTTTCGGTCTTTAGTTGGAATATTAACTCCGCCTCTTGCCCCTAATAGTGCTGCCATTGCTGTATGAACCCCATTCCAGACAATCGTGCCATCTGCCGTCTTGTATGGCAGTTTGCAGTCACTCTTCACATGTTCGCCTTTTGGGTTGCTCGTATCTACATAGGCACACGCGTTTTCTAACTGTTCTTGCGTGTAGTCCTTAGCCTTGAAATCCCATGCAGCGTCAATCGAAGCGGTTTTGGGTTTTGCTGATATAGCAACTTGGATAGTGTGAAGTGGTTTTATTCCTTCTGGTATAATGTCCCCCATCCTTAATTTCGGATCGTGTTTATAGAAGCTGTAAGTTGTTTGTGGTTCTAAATAAGCCACTTCCGCAAGTAATTGCTTTTTAAGAATGTTCTCATTTTTCATCTCGTCTTTATCTAAACGTAGATTAACATCACGAATTTTTATGAGTTCTCCTCTGTTGTTTAGCACTACAATATCAAAATCACTTTTTGAATTATCGGCGTTTTCTTGGATGACGCTGGCACAACCCATCTGTGGTGTGCATGCCGGGGTATGCGGTTCGTACAATACCGAAACACCTGGAACGTAGAAATCTGTAAGCAGATGACCTTCGACACCAAAAATCGTGCCGTCTATACTTCTACCTGTTGAGTTCGGATTTTTTATTGTCTCTGCTCCTTCTGCATTGAATTTCGCATATAGGAAAGGATATTCAAACTTTTGATCGATTACTTCTAATCCCTTTAGAATCTCTGAATGATTTTTGCCAACATATCCCTTTTCTCCCAATCCTTTAAACAGTTCTACTGCCTTCTTAAACCCTTCTGCAGTGGGATAGACAACATCGGGAATGTCCGGATTGTTTTTAGCATCTGTCACCTTCACTACCTGCCCAACTCTCGCCACAGGGATCCAACCATTTTCATTTGGCTGTGGTGTGATGGCATCAGATACTGCCTTCTTACCTTCTTTCAATACCCACTTATCCTTTTCTTTCTTGTATAGCTCTTTCCACTGCGTCCATGCAACTGCCATTGGATTGTCCGCACTGCCTGCTTTCTTTATCGCATCGTAAATTCGAGCTAAATGATTCACTTGTGAAAGTGTCAAAGGTATCTTATCTGCGATTGTCGAGAAGTTTCCTTTCTTCGCTGCTTCTATAGATTTGTAAGGCATAATTTAAAGTCGGTGAGGGAACTATATATAAAGGACGTTTACAACTCTTTCTCTATCTCCTCTTTTAAATTCACTATCAGTTCGCTTATCATCTTGCCCTTCGCACAATGACCGCGTACTGAACCGACCAGCATACCGTCTTCATCTTCATCGCGTTTGATAATAAAGAATTCGTTGGTTTCCAAGATTTCTCTTGTGTAATCATCTATGATAAAGTTGCCCTGTGTTTTCTTTTCTACGTATTCGCTAAGTGCCTCGTAGACAATTTGACTGCGTGAAATGCCTTCCTTCTCCACCAACATGTCAATGAGCTCGTCAATATTATCAGGGATTCTTCCTGAGATGCAATTATTGCGCCCTTGCCTGTTATCGCTCCGGGGTCTCAAATTAATTCAGCCTCCTTAAACGGTTTGGCATAATGATTTGTTTATAGGATGCGGAAAGTATATAAATGTTTACTTTTCTTTATTCGCCATCTCTTTTACTTCTCGGTATCCTGGGCAGAACCAGTCATGCACATAAAAGAAAAACGTAGGCATCCGAGCATAGTTCTGTTCAAACAGCCAGCATAAGAACCAGCTTACTGGGTTGTGCTCTCGCCATTTTACGTGCCAGCTTCCTTTGAAGTCTTCTTCTTCTATCATAATTTTTCTTAATATTCTTTCTCTATATGTTTTTCTTTATTTCTCTTTTTATGATTCGTCTTGTCTCCTCGCCGCGCTCCTTCAGAAATAGCGCGTCAATTTGCCAGCGTTCTAAGAATTTTCCGTATCCGGGACCGCCGCCGGTTATGATTCCCGTTAATCCACCGTGTTCATATTCGCTGTCAAAAGAGGATTTTAAGTTGCCGGTGTCCACACCAACAAGTTCCTTACCTTTTATTGCTTTTATTCGTTTTGTGGTTTCTTTCACATCAGGATAGTATTCGCTTCCTACAAACTTCTGATTTTCAAAAATATCTGATTTTATAAATTCGATTCCGGATTCAGTCGCTTCACGCACACCTTTTTTAGCGCCTTCTATAATATCACGCATCTTCCCTGGAATATTCGTGCAATCTTCCACTCGGATGGTCGTTTGTGGCATGCTATAAATATCCTTTTAACTTAGACAATATAAAGCTTCATCCTAATATCGCTTCTCTAATCGCTGCCATCTCACTGCCTTTAGGGACTTCTCCAACAGGCGGTAAGAAGTTCTCGTTTATCAATTTCGTTTCATGCGTTTTGTTGTATTCTTGTAGTTTGTAGCGTTTAAATAATGCAGTATCTCGTTGATTGGAATAGAATTTTTCAGAATGATTTTTAAGTCCTGTGCTTTTCTTCCAAACAGGAGCAAGACGACAACTACACCGTGGATGAATCGGTGGCGTTACATCTGAAGGATCGACAATCAATCCGTGCATACCCAGACAGGTGCTACATGAGTTGGCTGTTTGGTTACAAATAAATCTGTATTTTTCCACTAACCCCGATTCTCGTAAACTTTCCAGCCTCCCAGCATTATGTGTTTCTAACATGGACGACCGAGAAATAACATCTGCATAATTCTGCACTGTTGAATGATACGGGCGGGTTACTTTGATCTCTCGCCACCAATATTCTCCCTTTGCATTTACCATTAATTCCCTTCGTAATTTCCCGATGTTGCTTATTTCCACTCCTTCTTTTCCGAAGACATTACGAATATGCGGCTGTAACAGCTTAGCTACATCGTTAGGGTGCATTCCGCCTTTGATTCCTTGCGTTTCAAGTATCTGTATCATTTTATGTGAAGTTGTCTGATGTTTCACGAGCCCAATAACTTCCTTATCAAATCCCGCTTTAAGCATCCGCTTCTCGGCGTTCTTAGACCAGCCATGCTTTTCTAGTGAATTGACAAGCTCGTTATCCATCACCAGTCCATCATATTTCCATTTAAGATTATTTGCCAACTCATCGTTAAAGCCACCTATATCCCCTATCGTATTTTTTGTTATCCTGTTAAGATGTGTCTTTGAAATGCGAGAAAAATCCGTGGTTACATACATAGGGACTTTACGAGAGAGATAATCGCTTTCTATGTATAACCCTGCTTGAAATTCCGCCGGGAGTTCTTTTAAGATTATCTTTGCTTGTTCGGTACTGCACAACAAAAGCGTAGCGTCTAGGGTTTCTCTTGCTTCCTTTTTCTCCAACGGCATAGAGAATCTGGATACGAGCGTCTCTTTTGCCCGGTTATATTCTGTAATGAGTTTCTTTTCATATTGCTTCGTAGGTGTCATCTTTATACTCCATTCTTTTTTAAACTATTTAAAACAAATTGTTCCGCATCTTCGCACTCTAAATCCTCTTGCCAGAAAACAACTAATTTCCAACCGTATTTCTTTAATATCTCTTTTCTGCCTTTATAAGTTTGAGAATAAGGCACTTTACAATGCCGCCTTAGAGGATCATGCCAATAGCTGAATATTTCTACCGCCATTTTCTTGCCATTGCAATTTACAAAGTCGGGATTGACGGCAGGATTCTTGCCCATCCAGAAAGAACCATCGCCGGTGTATTTAAAAGGTAAGTTGTTCTTTTTACATATCTGTTCAAAGATTAATTCTGGTTTAGTATGATGTTGTGGGATTCTTTTAGCTTTTCTGGCACATGAATATGAATCAAATTTTCCATTTCCTCTTTTTATTGTACAGGGTGATACTTCAAATTCTTTACCGCAAATAAGGCATTTTCGTTTTACTTTACCGCCTTTCCAAGCTGGGTGATTTTTACCTTTTTTCCCAAACATGGGATTTTTTTCTCCGCTTTGCACATCACTCTGTTTCTTCTTTGTTTTTTCTGAAGGATGTATACCTTTATGTGCTTCGCTCATTCTTCTTTTTGTTCCTTCAGAAAGATGTCTGCTACTTTTTGCGCATGATATACAAAGAGAACGATAAGCATCTTTCCGTATTTCCCTTATCTTTCCACATTCATCGCATTTAGCTAAAATTCGCTTGTATGATTGTGGTTTCAAATCGCTCGGATAATATCCGAACTTCTTAAAGGTCTCTTCTTCCAGTATTGCCATATCTTTTATCCCCCTAACGGATGGGGAACGGTTAGGGCGCTCCCTATTATATATTGGTTTTTAGAGTATATAAAGGTTGGGTTGTCATCTTTACCTTTTCAGTTTTACACTAACAATCTTTTCTTCTCCTTTTCTTTCTCGGTCCGCCTTCTCAAAGAGGACGTTCAGATTGTCTGCTTCTATTTCTGTCTCTCTTTCGATTGCATAAATAACCGACCACTTCATCTTATCTTTTCTTTTTAGTTGCCGGATGCCTGCATGTATTCGTTTGGTTACGTCCTTGACCGCCTTTTTTTAGACCGCGTTGTGAGCCATCTTTTCGCCCATAAGATCCGCTTTTGTTTGTCATTTTTTTTCGCGTTCTTTCGAGAGAGAAATAATAAGTTGAGGAAGAGAACGAGAATGAGAGACGAAAGAGGAGAACAAAGGGAAACGGTCATTAAGTTCTTTCTGCACGGAATCGAGGAAAAACTCCAATGCTTCACGTTCTATTTCCTCATCCGATTCGCGTTTGACCGCGGTATTTCCATTCATTTCCTATTCTCTCCCATTTGAATACCGAACGCCCATTCCATAGCTTTATCATTTATTTCATCCATGTTCTTCCCCGTGATTACGCTATGCCAAATGGTATGATGTAATTCTTTAGGGATATATAAGACATGCTCTTTATCCAAATGATGCCCTTCGCTACCTTCAAATCTTTCATTTAGTTCGATATAACCAAACCCTTTTCTTTTTGCTTCCATGATAGGCCCCCATTTTCTACTGCATTCTCTTCTCTTTTCTAATGTCATTTTCCCAACATGTGATATTTGAAAGAACCCTAAGCCTTGTAATCGGCCATTCTCATCTATCTTTTGACGCCATAATACTTGAAGCGGATTTATAAAATCTATGTACATTGATATACTTTTTATTTGTTTTTGACCACATCTGTAAACCGCTTCTGATATTTTTCTTTTTGCAGCATCGCTATGATGTTTTCCATACATGGGATTGCTTTTTCCTTTATTATTATGCTTGCCTCGACTCCCGAGACGGATTGCTTCTCTGTGTTGGATACTTAATTTCTTACCTTTATGTGAGCAGCTTCTACATCTTTGCGCGGGTTTCCAGATTTCTTTTCCACATTTAACGCAGTATGTTTTACCACTCATTTTTATTCTCACCTAAGCCCGCTTCTTTTCTATATCTTTGAATGCCATATTTAAGTATTGATTTACTTACTTATATTTCTTTCTCTCCCCTTCATCTAATATTGCTGTCCAATCTCTTGCTTTTATCGCTCTCATTAATGTTGGTAATTGTTTCCACTTAATAGAAACTAAGAACCCTATTGTTATTAATACTAAACCATAAAAATCATGCCCAATAATTTCCAGGTCATATCCACCGAATTGAAAAAGATGTTCAAGGAGCAGGAAAGAGCCACAAACGATCAACGCTCCGGAAGCCAATTTTTTGTAATAGTGCACTGAATCATCACCTTCGAGTTTCCAGAACATGCTTTTGCCAGTCATCCGATTTCCCCGTCAAGTTGCGTCTTAACAAAATTAATGAGCGTCCACTTTGTTTCGCGTTCCCAGTTACTTGGTGTGATCTCAAAGAAGTTAGCCACCTCTACATTATCCTGAGTAATGATTGATACTTTTACTTTCATTTTTATTCTAATTCCTCCATTACTATTCCTATCGTCTTCTTGTCTTCTGCGATCCTATGAACGATTTTCATCGCCGCTTCCATATCGCTTTCCGGATACACGTCCATACTCGCCTCACCCATGCCTTTAACTAATCCCTCCCCGCCCAGTTCCGGCTCGTCAAGCAGATTATATTTCCGGGATAACGCTTTCAGATCATTATCGCTTGCACCGATTTCCTTGTATATTTTCAGTATTGCCGCATGCACTTTCCCTACTTCCGCCAGGTCTTTTGCGTCCTTTGGATTGAGTTCTGACAGCGTGAACGTTATGCCTGCTTCTTGAGCCTTCGGGAATTGTTCATAGATTAAGTCTAAAGCGATTGACTGATACTGATCTTGAATACCTTTTAGCATAGTGGAGATAGTCGTAAAGATGTTACGCGCAGTTGCTAATTCCGCGCCTTTCGCATCCAAAAGGGAAAGCGGGAAACCGAGCGCAAAAGCGATTTCGGTATTCAACAAATGAACTATTACATTCAGCATTTCTGGGTTCATTGCCTTGTTGGATTCCATGACGTTACTGGACATTTGATCGCTGTGGCTCATAATGCCTTTTTTGAGCCAGTTATCCCATAGAGTGTTCACTATTGTCTGCATGTTAGATTGATATGTATCGTAATCGGTTTTCTGACGGTCGTATTCCTCCTTGTTGGTTTCTTGAAGGGCACTATCAGGATATTGCGGCGCTTTCCATATGACGCCATCTTTTGATTCAATGAATGATTTAGTAGTCAGTTCTATTCCAGGCGCCACTATGAGATATACGAGATTAGGTAGATTTAGCATGATAAGGTTTTTGATGTATATTTCGTTTAGGCATGCGCTTATTGGGATGTCGCCTGATTCGTTGTTTTTGATTTCTATAATATCATCAAGATCGACAACTATATCGCCAGTTGTTCTGTTAGGGTCTTCCCCGATATTAGCTGGTTTAATCGCTTTATAGTTACTTACATTCTCCATGCCGCCTTTAATATACCATACTTTCTTATCTTTATCCGCTTCGTTTTCCGGGTCTTTCCAATCTTCTAATATCTTCAGTTTTTGGTATAGATAACGGTCTTCTGAATTGAAAGGGTTTTTTTTCTCTATCACACCCACGAGTTGCTGTAATGCGGTGAGTCCTTTCGGCTCGCCTTGCATTCTCGTGTTGTTTTCATATAGTTTCTGAGAAGCCACATAGCCGTGTTTTACAATGTCTGGAAACCATTTACGGAACGTTTTTAGAATTTTCGTATCCGTAACCCAGTCTGATACTTCCTTGACCAGTTCGGAATACTTTTCGTCATCTGCACTATGCACCTGAAATGAGCCAAGGATAGAATAAGTCTGGACTTTCGTGATTATCAATGTAAGTGCATCAAGGGAATATCCAAGCTCTCTGTTCTCACGATTGTCTTCAATGGCTCTGGCTTCTGCGTCTTTCCAAACTTTTTTTTCTGTGATTGCGCTGTCGTCTGTGCCTTCGGTTATCCCTCTGGCTTGCGGTATAATATTTTGAGCGCCTATGAAATGTGGATAATGGGGCATCATATCTAAAAAAGAAGGGCACAGTATTATAAAAGGAACGTTTACAAAGTGAACTTATGGGCTGGTAGCTCTAATTGGCAGAGCACCGCGCCTGCACCGCAAAGGCTCTGCCGTATGTTATTTTCTTTTTAATATCTCCACCGCATCTTTAAGATCCTCTTTGCTGTACTCGACTCCACTATTTCTTATCGCATCTACAATTAAGTCCCTATTGCACCGACATTTGATAGAAGCCCCACAGTACGGACACTTTACGAGATATAAAGAATTTTGAGCCAGCTTTCGTTCACTATGTACGCGCAGTTGCCCAATATAATACGGTGCTATGCTCACCCCGAAAATATAATGATTGTATTTTACAATATCATAATAATCTGCAAAGTCCTCTTCTAAATCATCACAGCAGAACTCAACTACCTTACAGTTTTCATTTACCCATAATATACGTTCCTCCTCGTTCTGTGCACCACGCTCGTTAAGCACTTCAATTATCTCGTTTATCTTATCCACAAATGCCGTATTTACACGACCGTCTTCATAGGTCATTCTTTCTATTTTGTCCATTTTTCTTTTCCTTAATCTATAATTTCATAGAGAGTATGAGTATATAAATGTTATAGAATCAAAAGCTAAGCAGTGGCAAGCTGGTCTGCAATCCGCCGCCATGTATGTGCCCAAGCTCACGCACAAGCATTATACCCGCAGATGCACCACAGAAAGGGCAAGCTGGAATGATTATGCCGTAAGCCCTAACTGGATACTTCCTTCCGCAAGCATGACATCGCAGCCACATAAATATATAGATAATATAGAAAGTATATATAAGATTATAGAATTATCGAAGAAGTTTTGATATTCTTAAGTCGTGTAAGAAGTTCCAAGTCGTTCATCCTTCCTTTTCTATTCCACTCGCCTCTTTCTATCCCCATCCAAAAATGGTCTTTACGAGAGAGGATTCTACATGTGCATCCGTTTTCCCAATCATGATCTACCTGTTTATCCTCCATATATCGTATGCCTAATTTCCTATTAAAGAATTCTCTATCACTCTGCCTTATCCTATGCATTTCTCGTTTTATATCCTCCATGATGTATCTATATAGATACCATAAACTTATAAAGGTTAAATGTTTGCTGGTAGTCTTATCTCATTTCTTTGAAAGCTGTCCGGACAGCCTCCAAGATTCTGGTGTCTATGTCTTCTTTGTCTTTTAGCGATAACGTTATTTCTTCTCTTTTCTGAGTTGCTGTATTTATGCTGCAAGTCGCCTTTTTTAACGCTTCGATTTGTTCTTTTAACTCTATTGCTATAACATTGCTGTACTCCTTATCCTTTTTATTACTGTAAACTTGCTTTAATACATCTTTTAGAAATGCCGAAAGCGTCTTATCTTCTTCCTTTGCTCTTTTCCTTATCTCTTCTATTACTTCCCCTTTAAGGCTGACAACCTTATATCCTTGTCTGTTCATAAGTATTGCTATAAGATTGCTGTATATAAGCTTTTATGTTGCTGCAAAGTTGCTATAAGATTGCTGTAAGGTTGCTGTATATTTTATATTCTGTTTGCTGCTCCAGTGGGATTGAAAAAGGGGGATATGTGAGAGGAGGGAGCTGGCTTAACTTGGTTGAGTTCGTTGAATGCACCACTCATCGCATCCACTATGTCATCATGCACGCCTTTAGTTGGAAATAATACAAGTTCTGATAGCATATCACCTATCCATGTTCCATTGACTATCTTTACGTTGCCGTTTTGCGCTGCCGCGGATAATGGCTGTGCCCTTGTTACTTTTGAGCCAGTGCTTGGAATGCCCACAAACGAATAGCCCTTTAGTACATCGCGAGCGTAATGGGCAATTGCAATTTTACCACTGGCTCCGGGCTCCTGTTCTGCGTATATCCTTGTCCTGATGCCGTCCATCTGCGCAGTCTGCTTGATAATCATTTCGGTATCCGCAGGGGTTTTCTGAAACCGGGTGATATTTCCCACATAAAATATTCCATTCTTTTCTGCGAGCAGACAACCAACCGTCCAGTCAGGGTCTTTGTTTTCTTTTTGCTCAGTTGCCGCCATGTCCCAAAACCTGACTTGCCGACTACCTTGCGGTATTGCATCAATAATTTCAAACCATTCACGTTTGAACATATTACCTGCAATTGCTATGTCCCAGTTACCGTGCCTAAGTTGTTCACGGGTAACTGGATCAAGGCGGTTAAGTGATTTTTCATAAGCTTCCTGATCAACATAAGGATTGTCCTCAAGAAACGCGGGAATGAAAAACCTGTTCTGCTTTTGCATATCCTCGATAGGCGGAGTTATGAATCGCCGTTTTACCCACTCATGCCCGATTCCGCCAGGGTTACTTGCAGTACGCATTCTTAAAGGGATGTTGACGCCTTCGAGCCGTGTCAATCGTGAAAAGAGATATGAATATTGCGATTCTGTGAACTGCGAAAGCTCGTCAAATCCGACATATTGTAATGCGGCACCCTGATAACGGTATTTATCACGCTCACTTTCAAGAAATCCAAATGTCAAAGTAGCACCAGAGGGAAAAGTCCATGTCTTTGTTTTCTCATGCCATGATGCATCACTCGTGAGAAACCATCGTTCTGCCCTGTCCATCAAGGCATCTGGGAGAGATAGATCAGTATATGTCCTGCGTAGTAATAATGCTGCATAATTCGGTATTGTAACGTATTGTAGCGCCGCCATAAGTAAGGCATCCGTTTTTCCTCCACGAGCAGCCCCACCGTAGAAGCCTTCTAAGTAATCGGATTGAAACAGGAACTTTGCCTGTTTCTCGGTTGGTTCATGCGGTATGTACGGATTGTCTATTACGGTTACTTGAAACTCTAAAAGCTTAGTCTTCTTCGATTTCGTCAAGTGCATGTTTGTATTTATTAATTGTGTCTTTAATATTAGATAGTTTTATCTCACCCTTATGTTCTATCTTCTGCTCTGTATCTATCTTCTCAGAATATCCCCTATTTTTCCCTTTTCGCGCTAAGAACCATTTACTTGTGTCTTCATCGCCCTCCTGGATTCTCGTAAAGAGATTACTTTCCGCCTTATCAAGTATCTTATCTTTTTCTTCCTCTATCGCTTGTCTTACTCTTTCGTATTTCTTTTCATAATTGAGTACAGTCTCACGATGTACGCCGAGCTTAGCAGCGATGGCAGTCTTGAGCCCCCCCGTGCCCTTTATGGCACTCACTATCTTCTTCACCGATGCCTTTTCCGGTTGTCCCCGTTTTCGCTTCTTTTGTACCATTTTGTGTCGAATTATGTTGAATTAATTATTGATATAATTAGCCATGTATTAAAGACATAATGCGTGCCCATGACAAATAGAACACCAGAATCCTTGAATGGTAAAAGCAATTCTTTATATATCGCATCATATCCTTGCTCTTGCAATCTATCACATTTCCGCACGTATTCCATATCCTCGCACGAACAATTATGTATCTGTAACATGTCGTTTCTGTCTCCGAATTTGTATTTGGGGTAATATAAAGGCAGTTTCATGGAAAAGAAATCATGCTTTGAACGTATATTTTTTGGTATCCCACGTTTATTCATACTAACCGCTATGATTGTGGGTTCGATAACCACTAATGACATACCCTGTTCTGTTGCATAGGAAAGCGAATTTGTCTTGAAATTCATGTTCTTTATGCTTTTATGTTCTCCAGTGAGTTTGAGTGTTTCTGGATATATCTTCCTGCTTTCGTAACGATGCTCCGGCTGCTCGTTTCTGATACGGTATTCTATTTCGTCTCCCTTCTTTATTCCCGCTTCTGTGATCCACTTTGCAGATACGGGATATATCCGTCGCCATTCATTCTCTTCTGTGAGTCCTGCTAAGCATGTGACAGACTGGCGATATTTTTGTGAGAAGTGCGGATATGTTATCGCAACTATGTATATCTGTTCAATATAATGCTTATCCTGGATGCTATTCAAGTCTGGGAAGTCCATTTTTCTTTTACCGTTTTAATAACAAATGCGGCTTTCTCGTTTCTCCGCCTTTCATTTTTCTTAAATGTTATTAATATTTAATATTTTCTATTTGTTTGTTATGCTTACCACTAAACTACTTTACTACTTTTTAGTTCGCTCCATTTTACGCCGTCTTCTCTTACTGGATCGCCTTCTGTGAATTTAGTATGGGGTTTTGAGATAGATAAAAACGTTTTAAAGCACAAACTCTGCATAGCCCTAATTCGTTTCTGCCTTTTGTTGGTTTTCCATAGTCAGGACATATTTTTTTCATCATTTTATTTCTTCTCTCTGTACTTATAAAGCTTTCGGCGTCTTCCTCCTGATTTCTCTTATGATGCATTCAGCGCACAGTATTCTCGGTGGCTTCTTCGAGTAAATAAAAAGCATCTTGCTCTCGCCGCAGTAGTTACATGTCCTCTGGTCGTTTAGAATATACTCTCTTTGTGTTATGCGATCGTACATTATGCTTACGATTTCTTCGAGGTCAGTCATCTGAACGTGCCATCCACATTTGCTATTATCAAATAATAGAAGGATATAAGAATATTACACTGAGCTATTACTATATCTTGCTATTATCAAATAATAGAATGATATAAGAAGGACTGTTTCGGCATCTGTCTCTGTATCTTTTTTAACAGGCATTCGGCGCATAATATCCTCTGTGGTTTCTTAGAATACCGAAAAAGCTGCTTGTTCGAGTTCATTCATGTAAACATGCCATCCGCATTTGATACCTGTATGATTGTCGGATTGTAACCCAGCAAGTCGTAAATGTATCCATCTGCGTCATCTCCAGTACGCCATATCTGATCTGTCTGCGGTTCGATCAATACATTTCCAGAATCGGAATACACAAATACCATTATGTGTCCTTTCTTTTTTGGAGAGCGTACCCCAAACTTCCGGGCATCGAATCCGGCATCTTGTAAATTTGAAATGAGCATCTTGCTGAAGTTTATGCACGTGAATGAAGGATAAGTATATGTGTATGCATCTGTATTATCCTCTTTAAGAAAGTTCTCTATTTCGCTTTCGGCACTACATGTGGATATTAACAGTATCGATATTAAAAGCGATATTATTATTTTTTTCATTTGTTTCTCCTCTCATATATCCTAAATCCTTTCTGCGCCGCCTCACGTCTCATTTCCGCGCTTATATTGTTCTCTACATAAGCTCTCATGCTTTCCCTTGTTTCTTTGCCGTATTTAGCGTATTCCGTTTCTATGATTTCTAATGCTGTTTCTCTTTTGTCCATTTGTTTTTAAATATTACGACAACCGAGGGAAATGTGGCAGGATAGTTTACAAGTTCACCTTTTAAATTCTTACCTTTAAATTTCAATCTTCCTTTAATAAATCGTATTTCGCCTTTCATGCAATAGTTCCACCACCATCTTGTATCTGTCCTTGCCGGCAATAGACAAACGATAGTCGCCTCTTTTTCACTTTCTTCAAATGCCTTCTTAACCCATTTAGATATCTTAGATCCATAAGGTGGATTCATCCAACAAACATTTTTACCCCAATCTTTACTTAATCCATCTTCTTCTTCGGTAAAGTACATATTGCATTTGTGATTTTCTTCATTAGCACAAACATCAAGAGTAAAGCCGAATTCTTTATTTAGTTCGTCAAAGAAATCCTGCGGGGTTTCCCAACAATACACTTTAGATTTTTGATAGCATATTTTTGAATGATTGTTCTTCACCAAGTTTACTATCTCTATAATCTGCTTCAGTGCAGCTCCTGTGTTCCCTGCCTTTAGATTCTTCTCGGCTTTTTCTATTATCCCTTTTGGGATTGGATATGTTTCTTCTTTTTGCATTAACGCCCCCCTCATCTGAAATATCTGCTTAAATGCTTCTCGTTCTCTATCGTCCTTAGAAGATCTCTGCGCCTTGAATTGTTCTTGATGTAATTTCCGTTCTTTTAATCTTTTGACGTTACGAAAAAACCAGTCCGGTGATTTATTAGATTTCATTTCATTGCACTGAGCACAAATAAATTCGAGATTTTCTATGGAATCTTTACCACCGGATTTGCGGGGGATTGTATGATCTATTGAAAAGCTCAACTTTGTGCCCCATTTCAAACTCATTTTATCACCGCAGTACGCACATAGAAACCCATTTTCTAAGCTTTCGGTAAATTTAGCGTATAGTTCCTCTTTCTCTTCTTCAGTTAATTTGAGCGTCTTTATTCTGCGATTGAACTCTTTTTTAATGGTCATCTTCTACTAACCCCAATCTTCTTCGTACAAATAAAATTTCAAGTCAGAAGTAGAAGAGAGTCTGCATGTACATGATGACCTTGGCTTTCCGCAGAATGCACAGATAACGTCTGCATCTTCTGCTGTCGTTTCATATTCATTGCATGTTCTTGCGAGTGTAACCGGCAACGTTTCGCCGTTATACTTAGTGCATATCTCGCATTCTTTCCTCTTTACGCACGTTTCACATGATTTCATCTTCTCTTCCACAGTTTAGCTAGCCAACACACTCCCGCAGTCCAGAACGCGAAGATCACCGAACCGAGACAGAAAAGAAAGAGCGCTGGTTCTATCATTTCTTTTGATTTCTCCGCTTGCGTTCATATTCTTCCGCTTCTCGTCTCCTCTTCTCCCTTATCAATACAAATGCAAATCCAGACCGTCCTTCTTGAATCCAGAAATCTATCCCGGTCATTTTATCGTTTTTCGCTTCCATGCTTTCTTAGTGCTTCTCTTTGGGTAGTTTTATTTCCCCCTTCTCAAAGTCGTAACAATTTTCGCAATAGTATTCGACTGGTTCTAATAGCTGACCATATCTATCTACTACTCGCCGTGGTACATATGCCTCTTTCTCTGTATCTATCGCCTTTCCACATATTTCGCATATTTCTTTACTCATCTTCTTCTCCACCCTTTCTTATCACTTCCACATCATTTTGGTCGTCGGCTTCGTCCAGGGCGCGACCGAGATTCATATATTCTGTTTTTGTCCTTACGTTTCTGTATTTAAATTCGCTCATCGTTTGTCCTCCTCAACCTTTCGTAAACAATGCCAGCATATCCATGCAACACCCCCCAGCAGAATACACTTCTTCTGTTTGTAACATACTTCGCATATAGTTCTATGCCATTCTATCTTTGTCATTTGTCCCCCTCGGACTTCTTTAATCCCCCACATACACATCACAGATTATTCCCTCTAATACCTTCTTTACTGCTTTACTATCGCTCTCTTCTTCACTCATGTTCTTCTTCCCTTTTCTCTATTTGCCATGTAAATATCAACATCTTCTTCCTCATACTCAAACTCTCCTTCCTCGTCTTCTCCATATACTTTACCGTTCTTGAAGTCTATTTTCGTTACGAAAAAAGGCTTTCCTTCTACCCAGCCCATACATCTTATTTTTATCATTTCGCTTCCCTCATGTTCTTCTTACAGTTTCGTAATTCCTCTCTACACTCGCTACACAAGAACTCATTATCTCCTTTTCATCAATACTTCGGCGTTCTTCTGTTCTTCCCGACGTCTATGTTTATGCCTTGTCCGATTCTCGTTGCGAGATCGGCTTTTTCATAGTCGGTTAATTTTAGTTCGCTAAACACGTCTATTACGATTGCTAAGCCTTCCTCAATCGCACTGCGTATTTGCTTGCCGCCGTTCTTTACTTCTTCGGTAACTTTTGCTTTCGCTTCTTCTACTTCTTTCGTACGATTGGTTTCCTCTTTTTCGTGTCGTGCTGCTTCTACATCCTCCGGTATGTATCCTTCTTCTGATTCTGTCTGATGTCCATTAGCCGTTGTCTGTTGTGGCGCTTTCTCCAGTTCCTCTTCATAATCTGAAAGGATTATGTCTCTCGGTATTTGCATCTTTGCCTCGTATTTCTCTGTCTGTTTCGAGAAGCCTGCCGGTATGAATGTGTCTCCCTTATCGTTCTTCTTCAATGCACCAAGTCCCCACCATTCCGTTCTTATCTGCTCGAACTCCATAAATTGCACCTGTATTGCCTTCTCGGTTTTCCCGACTATCTTTCCAGTTATCTCTGTTTCCGGTATTTCAAGTTCTCCGTCTCGGATGCGGTAGAATAACGCTATTACCTGAAGTTCTTTTAGTCGATCCGTTGCGACAAACTCGCTTTTCTTTCCATAATCGCAATCCTCTAAGCACTTCGCCCAGAACTTGCCAGTCGGCTGCTGCTTTGTGAAGGTCCGCCCTATCAGCATTTCTTTTGTCTTGAGTTTGCAGGCTATTCCTTTCTCCTTGTTGTCAAATATCCTGAAACCTACGCCTACTAAGATGTCTTGGTATCTCTCTGCGGTCTTTTCATCGCTCTGATTTACGAGTGCGGGATCTGCCTCTTTGCCTTCAAGGGTTTTCTGCTCCTCTTTCTCTTCTGTCTCTGCCTCGGGAAGGTTTTCATATTCTTCAAGTTCGCCGAATACCTTTTCGATTTCGACTTCTTCTTCTGCTGTAAGCTCTAAGTCTGACATCTTATTCTTCCTCCGTAAGTTTTATTGATATACTCTGCTTCTCATCCCAGGTTGCTATCTCGTTATCCAATAGTCCCGCTTCCTTTATTTTGCGTAGTTTCGCCGTCTCAAAGCTCTTGATGAAGTCTGGGAGTTTCTCGATTGATATAAGGAATTTTACAAGCTTTTCTTTGCTTCTTACATGTAAGGATTTGGTCGTTCTTAGTGTTGCAGATCCGGCATCGCATGTAACGGTCTTATCCGTAATATCCCACTTTTCTATAAATTCCTCTTTAATTCTTGCTTGTTCGTTTTGTAACCACGTTATCTTCTCTTTATATCCTTCTTCGCTTGCATTGAGTGTTTTGTTCCATGCAGCGATCGCTTCTCTTATCTCTTTTAGCTTAGGATTAGTTTCCATATCCTGTACTATTCTTGCTTCCTCTTTCGCATATTTGGCGTATAATCTTATTCTTTCTTCTTTCCAATCTTGTTTTTCTTCACTCATCTTATTTTTCCTCCTCCATTAATCGCTCTAAAAAGGCAGCTTCAGATCCATAGCAAGATATTTGCCCGCTGTAATACGAATGTAAGAATCCGCCTTGAACAGACGCATTAACAACCACTTGCGCTTCCCGCTCAAGCTCTCTGACTGCTTTTGCCCTTAGTGACAATCTCTGCTTCAGTTTTTCGTATTTCTCTTCACTCATTATCCGTTCACCTCTGTGATTTCGATCTCTTTTTCTATCCCTTCCTCCCATGCGTATCTGGTTATCTCTTCCTTCAAATCGTCCATTATTCGCGCCACTGTAAACGCCGCTGGATGTGAGACTGTTATTATTATCTTGCCTTTTGCGTTTACCTGCATCGTCTCAGCCTCCCATTCTTCAGTTCAAATGCTTCTCCCGTTACAAACAATACGATACTCCAGCTCTCTTCTCTGCTTGCTTTTTGCTGCAAGCGTTTCAAGAGTTCGCTGCACTCTTGAATTACTTTATATACTCTCCCGCTCAATATATTAGCGGGTAGTCTGTCCGGCTGCCCTTTTTTCATTTTTTCTTCTCCTCTTCCAGTCTCTTGATTTTCTCCGTCAATACAATAGATAGTTCTCTCCAAAATTCCGCCTCTTCCTTCCATGTTTTTCCTTTTGCTTTTTCCATCTTTTATTTTTCCTTTCTTAAATTGCTCATTATTAACGAATTTAATGCCGTGTCCAGATTGCCATGTTTCCCTTTCCGCTTGTAATCGTCAAGTAGCTGCCCCGCTTCATCCGAAATTACGATAAGTAATTTTCTCATTCGCTCACCTCCATTATCCGCCTCTCTTCATCTCGTGCTTCTCGTTCAGCCTCTTCAGCCTCTTCTGCTTCGGTTAGATCTATTAATTGACGTTCTACAAACGCTTTTCTCTCTTTTTCTTCCATCTTTTTCACCTTTTACAGTATCCTTATGGAACTAAAAACGTTTGACAGAAGTTCCGTATCTGATAGTTTTCCATTTATATAGTCGTCAGTCCATTTTTTGGAACAGGACCACATTCCAACAGCAGCGCCTTTTCTATCTCCCACAACTACATTAAGTTCATCAACGTTCCAGCCCCCTTCTTTTGCTCCTAAATAGGTGCCAAGGATAGTACCTATTTCCCCCGCCATATCGTCTCCTGTTACGGCTGTTGATTCATAACTCAATATTAAAGATTTCACTCCGCCTTTATTTCTGGTATCTACGACCTCTATATCAACACCCTGAATCCCGTTATCTGCCAACACGGATTTCATTGTGGATATGACTATTTCATCGCTGGCATAAATATCCGTTGATGTAGTTGCTTCCTCCTCAATGCATCCCGAAAACATCGCCATTGCTGCAATCGCTGCAATAGCTATTAATCCCGCTATGTTTTTTCTTTTCATTTTTTTACCCCTCTAATCTTATATTTATCTTCCTTCCTTTCACCCAAACTTCTGCATCTTTTATATCCGCTACTCCGGGTCCTTTCAGATACTTCAAAAATTCTGGTCGGTAACTCCACCAAGTTCTTTCAAACCATCTTACCCAAACGCGTATCTCGCTTTTTTCTTCCATCTTTTTTCGCCTTTTGTTTTTTAATTATAATTATAATAAGGCAAGTGGGTATATAAATGTTTCGGTTTTGTCTTTGGGTTTCTATATGCTAAAGTTATTTCTTCCCCGTCTCTTCCGCCATGCCATGCAGCGTTCCTAAGAAATCAATGGGTTTTACGTTTATGCTTCGTGCTCTCATTGTAATCCAGTTTAATTCGTTTTTTAGATTAATTGCTCCACCACTATTCTCCACTCCCGCTTTCCACCGTTGATACTCGGAAAAAGTCTGCTCTGCAATGGATGCTGCTATGGCAGTATTCGTTCCCAGTCGTTGTTTTAATTCTACAACCGTCCGCTCTAACCCCTTATTTTTCTCTTTTAGCTTGATTTCCTTTTCAACTTGTTGTTCATCCGATATATCTATCAGCCCTCGTATATACGCGCTTCTACGCCCTTTCCCTGCTATCTTATCGATTTTCTCTACTTGTTTTCGCTCCAACACAATCAGAACTGATGTCCGGTCCTCCATTATTTTTTTCATTTCTTTTCCCTCTTATACTTTACTTAATATTTGTTATATATATATATATGTATTCTAGAGTAGAGTAGAGTAGAGTAGAGTAGAGTAGTAAGGATTTTTGTTTATCATAAAAACAATATTCTTAAAGATATCCTATTATGCCTCAGCTTTAATATAGCCCCACGATTGTATGAATTGAGGATCTATTTTCGCATGCTTCCGAGAATTACACGATTTGCATAGCGCTTGGACGTTTTCAAATGTTAATCCTCCTCCCTCCGAAAGGGGGATTATATGATCTATCGTAGGTGGTCTCTTCTTTGTAAATCTTTTTCCACATACGTTACAGCAATTGCCTTGAATCTTTAAAATGGTCTCCCATTGCTCCGCTGTAAGTGTCGCTTCTGTGTTCTTTGCACGTGCTCGCCGTTTATGATTGGCACGGTTAAGCGTGCAATGCCCTTCAGGGCTCGAATGATATTTCCGCTTTTTTTCTAATATTTCTCCTTTATTGCGCTGGTAATATTTTCGCTTTTTTTCTGCTATTTCTCCTTTATTGCGCTGGTTATATTCTCGGCGGTTTTCTGCTGCTGCTGCTTTATGGCGTTGGTAATATTTTTGGCTGTTTTCTGCGTGTGCTTCTTTATGCGTTTGCCGATATTTAATTCTTTCTTCCTTGTGCATTTGGTAGTATTTTCGGCTGCGTTCCGCTACTTTCTTCTTATGGATCCGCCGATATTTTCGCTGATATTCTGCTACTTTCTCCTTATTTGTCATGTTCGCTAATCCTTCTCCCTATGGCTATGTTTTTCAATTGCACTGAGGAAATACGATATCTCCCGTTCGCCTGTACTGCGAGTTCTGAGCAGAGATAAAAACTTCTTAACATCGTTTTCATTAACTTCACTTAATCCAAAAGAATCGTGAAACTCAAAAAGCAAAGAATCCGTTATATCCTCCCTTATTTTCCTCCATTCGATTTGGTACTGCTTATCTTTTGACCGACCATCCTGGGAATAACCCCGGGAGAAGGGAGGGGTTTGCACACCGATGCTATACTTTATTACTGTTGCGAGATTGACTCTGCATCGTGCCGCTATCTCTTTATACGGAAGTCCTTTTCTGCGCAGAGCTTTTATCTGCTCCTGTTTTGCTTTTGGTATAGGTATCCTTCCTTTTCTCATCTAATCTAAAGGCTTCAGCATTCCTTCTTTCAATGATTCGATTACGACCATTTCCATCTCTTCAGGATCGAAATCTTTATTGTCACAATCATCGCATATTGGGTATCCATATTTTGTATGCGTTGCTTCTTTTTTCCCACATTTCCAACATAATCCTTCTGCTTTCACTCTTTCGTTTTTACTCCACCATCCTTAATAGCGTTTCTTTCAGTGCGATAGCATCTTTAGATAATTCTTCGTCCGGTGAGATCACATATTCTTCCCACAGCATTGCTAATTCCTCTCGTATTTCATCATCGCATTCCGTCCATGAAGACCCACAGACAAAGAGATTCAGTTCTTCGTAACTCATGTATAGTTGACCGTCTATCATCTCGTTATCGAACATTAACGGCTCTTTGAATGTAAACCTTCTACTTCCAACCGAGAAGGATGTTATACCCATTCTCATTTTTTCTTCACCTATTTTATCGATTTGGCTTAGTGAGGTCTGGAATTGACATCCCAAATAATGATTTCCCTGGCTGCATTCTCCTTCGCAGTGAATACTTTTATCTTGAGTTCTCTGGCAAGCTTGCGTAAAGTTTGGAGTTCAGCATCATATATCTTACCATGTGCTTTGATGCGATAGCCACGAGTTCCGTCCTCCCGAAACGCAAGTAGATCGATCGGGAATGTAGAATCAGCTATCGGAGCAACTATGAAGTGCTCATTTTCGAGTTTTCGCTGAACTTTATGCTTGAAAGCATAAGCAGATGGTTTTTTCATCTTCGGAAGTCTAAATCACCAATCATCGCATTATCCATCAGAAATAGTTTTTTCGTTACTCGGTTAGATTGCGATGCAATGCCGGAGTTTGAGATTTCTAAGAAATCTTCTATTCTCAGCGTAACCAGTTCGCTTTCCTCATTCTTAACATGCGTAACCAGCAAAGGAATCTTGCCTTCTGCCTTCGCCATCTTAGCGGCGTCTTTAAACAAGCTATGATGCAAAAAAGAAGCCCGGAGTTTGATTTCAATATATAGGTCCGGGAATGCGGTTCCTATACAATCCGCAGAGGTCCCGTGCTGGCTGTTGCTTCCAGATAGCGGAGTACGTACACCAGAAAATTTTTGGCATACTCGCTGTTCCAGCTTCTTCCACGTTGTTTTATCGGTTTGCATTTTTAGCTTAATCCTTCTTCTTTTAGCTTTACATTATCTACTTTTTCAATCGCTTGGCGCCAAGTATATCCCTGTTGGCGAAACCATCTCAAAAACAAATCCTCCTTTTCAGTACTCATTATCACCTTGCCTCCCGTATATCTGCCTTCGTAATTTCCAACAATACAATATCCCCCTCTTCGATTTCCTTCTCTTTAAGTGTTTGCGAGGGAATAACGATACGACCATGTGTCCCCACCTTTACAGCTATTTTTTTCATCCCATATACCTATTGGCACGTGGGTATATAAAGCTTTCTATTTTCACTTTTATAAATACTTTACTCTAAAACTTAACAGTTGTCAAAAACTGCCGCTGGAGAAACTGCACACATTCGTTTTCTATCTCCCAGTTGTCTTTTTCCTTTGTGTCTTATAGCGTAAAGGTAACACTGGATGGTTTCTCAGGGTCTCCTGTATCTTCGTATCCGCTCCGCGTTGCCTTTAGCATATGATTTCCCGCAGGTACGTGATCCCAATACACATGCCCCTCTGAGTTTGTTATCAGTGCATTTTCGTCCAGTCTTACTTGAGCTGCATTGATGGGTGCTTCTGTGTCGCAGTCTTTCAATAATACGCTAACAGTCCACTCTTTGTCGCTTATTTTCTTCAACCATATGTTTACGTTCTTCATCTCCATTTTTTTCACCTCCTTTCCTATTTTTCCATCACCTAGGAATCTTACCCCGCTTTCTATGCGCGGGTACAGAGCAGTCGCTAAATCGAATGCGTCTTTAAAACTACTCCCTTCATCAACCAGACTAAAGAGTTTGTTTTGCCATCTCACGGAATCTCCAAATCCACCACATGAGCCCATTTTATAATAGCCGATTGTGACGGTATTTTTAAGGGAGCTCTTCCTGAAGGCATCTGAGAATGAGCCGAGTGTCGTATACTCCATAGCGTCACAATGTCCGAGAAATGCGAACCACATGGGCTCTCTGTATTCCATGCAATTCTTAATGTGAGATGAGCGGATATTCCCGTCCATGGCAAGTGCTGACGTGGGTCCTCCATGGGCAATTGCGTAATAATATGCAACATTAGGATTTTGAACCCAAGATTTAATTTCGCCTACAGTTGCCAATCCTTTTGTCATGGTCTCTGCACCCCATTTTTTAAACCACTGATCTGCGCTTTTCCGCCAAGGAATCCAAGCTTCATGGTCGTAATGACGACCCGACCACGAATAGCCTTCGACAGAAGGCGGTGGCGTTCCATAACCAATGGTCTCGCCAGTAACAACATCTATTATTTTGCGTTCTCCGAGTTCTTTATCTAAAGTTATCCAGACCGTTATAGGTCTATCTGGCTTCTTTGTGAATATCCAGAAATCATTATTGGGATCGATAAGAACAGGAGCTTTGGATATAGTGTTTCGGGGCGCTGATATTAAAGCGCGTACAGGTGGCATTGCCACTTCTGGAATATCGGTCCGTTTCTTGTCTATCTCTTCTATAAGGTTGCCTTCTAAGTCTTCTACACGGACGAAGTATGAATTGTCAATCCAAACTCCATCGGCTGTTTTGTACCACCATAGCGTTGATTTGTATCGGCCTATTTGTGCTTCCTTTACAACACTTCTTATCATTTCTAATCACCTATTGGCACGTTGATATATATAGCTTTCTATTTTTACTTATATGAATATAATTTCAACCTGCTATAACTGCTCTTATCATTGCTGCTTTACCGAGTACTGATTTCTTCAATATTAAAGGCTCAGTTGAGGCGTATTTGCGGATGAGAACCCAATCAACCCACATGGTTGCAGGATTATCATAATAATCAGCTCTTATCCAAATAGGGAAGTCATCTGTTGGATAGTGGATTGAGTGATCTACTTTATTAGCATCATTGACTGTCCATCGAGTTAAACCAGGCCGTTTGAGCTCTTGAATTTTCCATGTGTCTGCTGTCCAGCCAACTATATTTGTTGCATCCTCAGTACCATCGTTATTAGAATATTTACTACTATTGGCAGAATGTCCGTGATTATAATTCGCCATTATAAACTTATTGATATATGCACCAAAAGATTGTTCGCCCCGATTTGTTGCTCCGAGATATTGAGTTTTTAAACGCGCTCGGAGAATTGTACCATTATTTTTTGACCAGTTTGTAAGCGAAGTTAAGCGATTTTGGGTATCTGTACTGGATGTAGTTAGAGTAACAATACTTCCAGAAACGCTAATTCCGTTTCCAGTAACTGACCATTTTGATGTGTTTACGCTACTTCCAAGAAAATCATCAAAGAACTCAAAGGTATCCGCTCCATTGCTCGCAGAACTCGGAATCCCAGCTATCAGTGCAAACAACTTCTGCGGCGTTTTTGTTAAGAGCTTAGGCAGCTTACTCCACACGATGCCTTTTGATTCTGTCCAGAAATCTATCAGCTTGCGGCCATGCAATATCCGCACGTCTCCCGGGAATACTGAAGGCACGCTTTCAGCCTTCACTTGATACTCATCCACATCAGAACTCTGTCGCGGGTATACCTCATATTCAGTTACCTGTCCTGCTCTGCGTGCGTCCTCGAAAGCCTGCATATTTACCAGCATTTTATTTTTTAACTCTATCCTCTATTTGAGAGTATTCGCTTAGATCGCGAAATATGCCTCTTTCTTCTTCTTTCTTACCACACAATCTGCATATTTTTGTATATATTGGCGGATTGGTTGTAATTACTACAGGTGAATATACCCATTCATGTTGGCATTTTTTATTCATTTTAATATATCTTATCCACCTCCATCTCTATATCAATATCGGCATTCGCAGCTAAATTCGTTTCCATGCACTGCAACGTGAAGTAGAGCGTGGTGCCTGAACTGCGATAGTCCACTGGAATGTCATATACGCACAGTTTCTCGACGACTTTCGCCGTGTCGTGTGCAGCAAGTGCATCACATACCCATAACTGGAAATCGTTCGCTGCGTTCGCTACGTCACCCGTGTTGTACTGCACCAATGCCTCTTCAGGTGTAGTGTCCGTTATCCGTACCCAATCACCTTTGCTTACACTTTTAAGGTCTGCCGAGAGGTCTATATCCTTGTCGCCTGCCGTGATAGCCGCATCGGTAGTCCCTTTTGCGGTCATCAATACGTCTAAGCTGAGTATCTTGTCCTTATGTTTCTTGTTACTGTCTTTGAATATGTCCAGCGTCCAGCCGTGATTCAAGGCGATTATCTGCTCGTTGTCGTCTACGTATGTCGCGGTCGTGCCTTTCTGACCTCTTACTATTACTATCGGTGATGTGTTCGGATCCGCATCATTGATCTTGAATACCTCTCCGCTACCTACGAACATATAATAGTTACCATTTACGAAATCTCCCGTCTTGCCATCAAAAGCTAAACTCGTGTCTGTTGGAGACAGACCTGTTCCGTCATTTACGAGCGCATCTACTGTCGTCTGCTGTCCCGTGGTCATGTTCGCTCTAAATTTGATTTTTCTTATTACGCAATTGTACGGGAATGAAGCTATCGTGTCCGCCTTACCTGCTCCTGCGTCCGTTGTCGCAAATGTAAAGTTCTTTGTGAATGTCTGATCTTTTAGCTGTATGCGAACACCCGCATCTGCGGTATATTCTTCGATTGTCGGGGTTTTTAGTTTCGTTCTTGCAATAAGATTTCTTACTGCTGCCCATCCATCCAAAACATTGAC